ATTGACAACATCATTAGGACTTAGTGCCCTTTTGAAATTAGGTGTACTTAAAAAGAACTGCCTTGACTATTTTGTAACACTCGACAGGTGGCAGACATTCATTATCCCACCTTATAACCCTACACAGAAGGACTTTTTGAGACCTGATGTATATACAATTCCTTTCTTGGGAAGTGATGTACACCATTCTCGTACCGCCCGTGTTGTAACGGCAAAGCAGGCAGGGTATTGGGGTCAGATTATCAACATGGGTTGGGGTATTTCTGACCTTTGTGGCTACTTGCAGAGTGGTATGAATTACAAGGTTGTAATTCAGAGTTTACCTCTTATGATACAGCAGATGAGTATTTTGGCTCGTACTATCAATATTGACGGTATTTTGGCTACAGAAGGAAGTAATGCTCTTGATGCTTTGGTAGAACAGAGCACAATCAGAACAAGGGAAGCAAGTCCTGATAACCCTGTAACAATGGATATTCTTGGCGATATTAAGAGTATCAACAGAAACTTTGCACAAGTTCCTGAACTTATTAAACTTTTAAGACAGGATTTGGCTAGTGACGCTTCTTTACCTGAACCTTTACTTTTCTCTTCTGAGAAAGGTAACTTCTCTTCAGGTGATGATACAGAAGGAAACCTTTTCAAACAGAATGAAAGTGTACAGATGATTCACAAGGACATTGAAAGTCAGTTCAAGCAGTTGGCTAAGATTATGATTATTGATGCTCTTGGAACAGACAAGGAAATCATTGAAGCACTCCCTTTCACACAGATTCACTTTGACCAACCTGTTATTGCAAATGCTTTGGAGCGTTCACAGATTGGTAAATATCATTCTGAAACAGTATTTAACTATGTATCTGCTCGCCTTCCTGTTGATATTGCAGTTGAAATGGCAGATAAGAATGTTTCAAGTGATATGAGAACTAACTCTGAAGTGCTTGATAAACTTCGTGCTATACAGGAAAAAGGTGACGAACAGGACGAAGAAAGAATTGAACTTGAACTTGAGCAGAAAGAAGTTGAAATTGAGCAGACAAAGGCTTCTATTGAAGCCACAGAAGAGAATATTTCCATGCAGAAAGCAGAAGTTAAAGCGACAGGAACAGGAAGAAAGCACTCTTCTGACACAGAAAGCAGTCTGACTAAGGGTAAATCTCCTGCTCAGGAGCAGAAAGAGAAGGCTTTATCAGACAAGGAAAAGAAAAATTATACTCGTCTTGAGCAGAAGCAACATGAAAAAACAAGGGTAGGCTCTACAAAAAGAAGTGAAAAGTTAGCAAGATTTAAGAATAAGCAAGTTTAGTTAGTACTAAACATTGACTTCTTTAGTAAAAAGGGGGTATGATATACATACGATATGGGTAAGAATATGATAACTACAAAGGTAACAGACTCAGGTGCAGAACCATACATTGTACAGAAAGATGTAATCTTATGTCGTTCAGGTGTACAGTATTATCATAAGTCTGAACTTGAAGGTTTTATTACAGAAGATAACAAACCTGCTAAGGAAAGGGAATGGTACAGAGAGTACCGCCCTGCTAATGTAGTAGTTAAAGCAAAAAATCTCTGTTCTTCCCTTCCTGTAACTAAGGAACACCCTGATGTTTGGGTCAATTCAAAGAATTGGAAAGAACTTGCAGGTGGAACAACTGACAAAGAAGTAGAAGTTGTAGCCTTAGACGGTGAAAGTGAAGGCGAGATTGGACTTAAATCTACTGTAACCTTCTATGACGAAGATTTGTACAAATACTACGAAGATAATAACAAGGAAGTTTCATTAGGTTATACTGTTAAAAAACATTTTGTGGACAATCCTGATGAAGTTGGATATGATATTATCTTAGATGAGATAACGGAAGTAAATCATTTGGCAATTACTAAAAGTGGTCGAGGTGGCTCTAGTGTTGCCGTAATTGATACTTTATTAGGAGGAATTAAACCTATGAGAACAGGTATTTTTGCTTGGTTAGCAAGTAAAAGGCAGAAAGATTCTGCTCCTACTTCTTTCGGTCAGAAGGTTTTTGATGCTCTCAAAAACTCCAAAGGCACAACGGAAGAAGAACTTGCTAAAGAAATGAAGGGTGTACTTGATTCTTGTGCAATTCTTAAAGATTGTAAAGAAAAAGAAACCCTCATCAATGCAGTTAAGGACTGCTTCGACCATAAAGAGCAGGCTCTTGAAGAAGAGAAGGCTCTTACAGAACAGTTCGACAGTATGTATGTGAACATTTCAGGCGACAGTCTGAATGAAATTGTTTCTGCTTGTCAGAAACTTTCTTCACAGACAAACACAACTCTTCCGACAACAGACTCTAAAAAGGTTGAAGGTAAGGAAGATAAGACAGAAGATTCTGAAAAGACTGACGAAAAGGAAGATAAAACAGAAGATTCTGAAAAGCCTGAAGAAAAAGAAGACAAAACTGAAGACTCAGATGAATCTGAAGGTAAAAAAGAAAAAGACGGTTGCAATAAAGACTCTATCCCTTTGGATAAAGAAGCAGTTGCAGAAATGATTAAGGACAGTCTTGCTGACGCTCTCAAACCTATGGTTGTAGACGCAGTAAAAGAATGTCTTGGCATTAAGGACTCTACCAAAGCAGAAGCAAAAGGCGGAGTTGTTGACTCAGTGAATAAAGGTAACAATGATTTCTCTGCAAGAGATTATTCAGAGTTCCTTGAAGGTTAAATAAAAGGAGATAAATATGTCTGCAATTTCTAATGGTAAATCATTGTCAATGCACAATGACGCAATTTGGAAGGGTACATATACACACAATGGAACTCTTCTGAAAATCCACGAAAATGACTACACTATCGGCTATTCGGCTCTTCTTAAAGCAGATGGAAGCGAAGGTAGTGCAGTTAAGTTTGGCGATGGCGTTTTCTATGACGCACATCAGAAAAACAACAAGGTGTATGTTGGTGAACCGACAGTTGCCAATGCAGTTCCTGTATTTGCAGGTATTGTAGTTCGTGAACCTGCTATTGCAAGTGGTTACCCTGTACTCAATGATGAAGTTTCTTCATTTCAGAAGGGTCTTATTGCAAAAGAAGGTTACATCGTTTACAAAGAAGCATACATTGAAGATTCAGGTGCTCTTTCATCTAAAAAAGTAAATGTATACGAAAATGAAACAATCGGCACAAAAGTTTTCGTACAGGCTTCTGACGGTGCAGTTTACTTCGGTACTGCTATTGACGCAGGAGATACAGAAGTAGGAAGAATTGTAGAAGTAAACCCTGATGATAAATCAGTAACAGTTTACATCTCACCTGCTTACTATCTTTAATTAAAGGAGAATTAAGGTTATGCTTGGACAGAAAAATACAGTTTCGTATGACAAACTGAAATCTGCTATGGAAACAGATATTCTCAATCGTTTCCCAACAATTTCAAAACATATCAATGCTATCAACATTGATAAATCTTCTTCACACCCTATGTCAGCAGATATTAGGGGTGCAGGTATGTACATCAATGTTGACAGCAACAAATGTAACAAGGAAGCACTTCCGAGAGGAACAATTTCCAAAGACGCAGTTCGTATGGAAATCCCTGAAAATGTAAAGGCTTACATTGACACTCAGATGGATTCCCTCATACAGAAAGGTATGAGCGAAGCAGATGCAAAAAAGAAAGTCACAGACTCTCTTGAACCTGTAATGGGTTATGACAGAGCAACAGGTCAGTATGTTGTTTCTGCAAAAGTTCCTTCAAGCATTGAAGGTGTAAAGGACTCACTCCTTGAACAGACTTCAATTCCTATGTGGAACATTGGTTGGCTCACCAAGATTATCAAACAGCCTTTTGCAACTTCTCACGCTAAAAACCTTGTTTCTGTTGAATCATTCGGCAACCCGTGGGCAGATGTAATCGGACTTTTCAAAGAGTCATTTGAAGGTTTTGGTAAACTTTCAAATGTTGCAAGAGGTAACTTCAAGCAGAACAACTCAAACCCTGTTACAAATGAAGCATCACAGATTGTTGATGAAGTTTTCAATCTTTCAGTAGATTACGAAAGTGATGTAATGGAAGATATTAAGGCTAAACAGGCAGGAAACTTCGTTACAGGACAGATTAAAGCAGACCGTGAAAAGTATGCTATGATGGTTCTTGACCGTATGCAGGATGCTCTTATCTACTACGGTTCAGAAGAAGCAGGTATTGACGGTCTTGTTGATGTTGCAACAGTAGATGTTTACAGTGGAACACCACTGTATGACATTCTCACTTCAAACTCAACAACAAAGGGTGCTGACATTGTTCTTGCTATGAACAAACTTATCGGTGACTTCCTTCGTGAAAATCACTACATGGCAAGAGAAGTAAAAATCAATGTGTCTGAATATGTATTTCAGGCTCTCACACAGACAGTTTACTCTGATGTTTACAACCCTGCTTCACCAATTCAGGTTCTTCAGGGCAACTTCAAAGGTCAGAATGAACTTGATGGTGGCTTAGTACAGTGTAAGTACACAATCGTATCTGATACAATGTGTAACCCTACAACTGCTACAGAAACAAACCCATTCAATCCGACAGGATATGATATGTGTTTCATTACTGTACCGAAGATTGAAGATGCTCTCAGTGGTACTCAGGACTCTCTGATTATCCACCCTGAACTTCTCAAGTCTTATGTTGTTCCTGCTCTTTGGCAGAGAACAGGTCTGCTCTACACAATGTACAAGCGTATCGGTGGGGTAATTGCTCCAATCGAAGGCACTGTAAAGGTTGTAAAGGGTCTTGGTTATCAGGCTTAGTTTAGTTTCACCCTAAACAAAAATGCTCTAGGTTATCCCTAGAGCATTTTTTATTGACAGTATTATATACTGTGTATATAATATAATAACAGGAGGAAAGAAATGCTTTATATTAAGAACAACCTTAAATATGCAATCGCTTTCAAATTGAACAAAGGTGGAAAAGAAAAGAGGTTTGAGTTTGATTGTCTTCGTATCTTTCAGGACACAGGCAATATTGCAACAACAGGTGTAACACCTATTGCAGATGAAGACTTTGATGAACTTTACAAAAACAGTAAGGTTTTCAAAGACCATATTGACAAAGGTTACCTTGAAAAAACAAAAGAGCAGGGAGCAACAACAGTAGCAAACAAAATGGATTCCTTGGAAAAGGAAAACAAGGTGCTCAAGGAACAGTTGGCAAAAAAGACAAAAGAAGCATCTACTGCAACAAGTGAAGAACTTGAAAAAACAAAAGAGGAAAATGCAACTCTTAAAAAGCAGTTGGAAGCCTTGAAAAAGGAAAAGAAGGGAAAAGACAAAGATAAAGTTGACGAAACAGAAGGTTTCTAATAGAATTATAGCGTGAGTATAAATACTCACGCTATTTTATTTTGCGAGGTATCAAAATGTCAAAAAATATAATGACAAGTGGAATTGAAATGGCAGATGTAATTAAGTCTACAGGCTTCCCTGTTCCTGAAGATATGGAAGGTAAAACATTTGCTGAAGTTGTAGAAGGTGGTGGAAGTGGAGATATTACAGTTGAAGCACTTACTGCTACTGAAAACAAGGTTTATACTGCTCCTGAAGGAAAGGCATATTCACCTGTAACAGTAAATGTTCCGACAAAACTGTATGCTTGGAAGAATGATGGCTATGCTGATGCTACAGTGTATACACTTACAGCAAGCCCAACAACTTCAAACAAAGCCATTAACGATGACGGTTCTTCACAGATGTCTATTTCATCAATCACCGCAGTTACAGAAACAACAATTACGGTAAATGCGATTGAATTTACAAGAACATCTGCAAGTGATGTTACAATGTAACATAAGGTGAACTATGGAAGTAACGGAAGAAGGAAAACCTGCTTGGATAGATAGAGTATGGTTTAGAACAAGGTATGGTCAGAACTTTCCTGACCTTTTACCTGAAGATAAAAACGACTTTCTCGATAACTGTATAAGCAGTGTGTACACTCTTTTCTATGGTGTAGCAGACTTATGGAGTCACTTGCCAAGAAAGAGTTATGTAGCAAAGACACAGATGTGCTATGGACTTCTTGTTGCTTGGTACATTACAGATGTATTTCCTGATTATGCTGTCGGTGTAATGTCTAGTGGTGGGATACCTGTAAAAATGAAAAGCATTGGTGGTACTAAGATACAGTTTGCTGACCAGTCTACAGGAAGTTCTTCTTATGCAGACCTTTTGCAGTCATTAAAGAGCAATTCTTTTGGTGCAAAGGCTTATCTTATGATAAAAACAAGTGGAAAAATCAATCTGTTCTTACAGAGATAAAAGGAGTTAAGTTATGTATTTCAGTGTTAGAAATCAGGTTAAAATTGGTGGTAAGGTGTACAAACCTTGTATCTGTTACAAAACAGAAAATGACATTATTGCCAATACTATTGAAAATCTTGTTAAGAAAGACTTGGCAGTAATTTATGAAGAGCAGAGATTTTTCTGTAATGGAAAACTCGTAAAGACAGAAGCCGAAAAAGAAGCAGAGAAAAAGGCTCGTAAGAAGGCTGAAAAGAAAGCAAAGAAGGAAGTTGCTCTTGAAGAAAAGGCAGAAATTGTTCTTGAGGAAACAGAAGGATTTTAATGGCAATTTACGGTAATCAACTGCTCTTTTTTACAGAGCAGTTTCGTTCATTTGATTATTTCTCAATGAAGCCTAATGTTGTTGCTTCGTACTCACCAAAAGAAATGCTTGGTAAGGTACGAGGTGTTTTTCAGTATATGAAAAAGGGAGAATTGAGAAGAGAGAATGATACACTTGCCGATGTAGATGTACCTACCTTTTGGACTAAAAGTCACCTTGTAGTAGGTAATTTTATTCTTAAAGATGATGAAATATACAGGATAACAAACTCTGCTGATTGGCTTTTTGAAGGAGGTTTTTGCTGTTATGTTCTTGAACATATTGTTGGAAACACAGATGTTCAGAAACCACATGAGTATGTAAACTTAGGACAGAATAATTATGACTAGGGATTTTTTTACTTTTAACATAACAGAAAATGTACTTTATGATGCCTTACAGAATCCTGATAAGTTTCAGTGGAGATTAGGTTATCACTTTAATGGCTTTCGTTCTAAAAACTTAGCAGGTGGTTATGGTGGAGATGTAGACTGTGAAAGTCTTTATGCTCTTTTAGGTGACCCCTTCCTTGAAAGATACTTTGATACAGTTTATCCATATATCTACCTTAAAGAAGAAGGTGATACTTTTATCTATGAAGCAGGGCAAGAAATATTCCCTTACATAGAGGAAGTAGGCTTTTCAAAGAATGAAGCAAGTGAGATAAAGAACAGGCTTGCAACAGACAGAGTTCGTTTTGAAAATGCAGAAGAAAGATTAAGAAGTGTAGAAGAAAGATTGGAAAGAGTAGAAGAAAGACTCGAAATGAAAAAGGAAAGAGTCAACGATTTGCTTAGTGAAATAGATTTTATTAGTGATACAGCACACAGAACAATCAGTGGTGAATTGGATAAGCGTTTTAAGGAATACAGGTTTTTCACATATTTAACTGACGATTTAGACTATGTTCGTGACCAAATAGAAGATTTACAGGGTCAGGCAGATTATTTACGAAATCAAGTAGACTCTTTGGGAATGTCTTATGCAAGAGAGCGAAAAAGGTTTGAAAATGCACAGGAAAGATACAATAAATCAATCCACCATGCTAAAGAAATGCTCTCTTCTGCAAAGGAAGTATTCAGTTCTTATATAAGAAGCAGAGGTGAGGACTTTGCAAAAGACATAAGAGAAGATATAATAAATAGACTCGCTTCGGGTTCTTTACCTTTGAAGACACACATAGTTAAACCTTTTACACAGATGTTGCGTAAAAAGGCAGGACTTGAACCGACACCTAGATTTTATGCTAGTGGACAGTTCATAAACAGTGTAGTTGTAGACATTAAATTGGAGAAAAGATAATGAGTCATTACTTAGGTGTAAACTTTAACAATCTTAGAAAAGCACTCTACCTTTTGTTCTTTGGTGTAGATAATGGTCAGTGTAATGACTTTAATTCACCAAAGTACAAGTATATCATTCCAATGCAGGGTAACTTTGATAACCCTATGGAACTTGACGAAAATGATACATATATAATGTATTGGATTGAAGAAGATAAAAGCCTTACTGAAGATGATTATGTTCAAGACGGAGAAATTGGCTATAACAGACAGAAGTGTGTAGCCAATATTTTAATTCGTTTTATTGGTAAAGAAGCAGAGGATTGGGCAAAATCCTTCAGACATTTATGTAAAAGAAGTGGTGTCACAGATATTTGGAGTGGTGTTTGTAATGCTGAAAAATTAGTTTATACAGCACCTATCGTACCACAAAAGATTTACTTTGCAGGCAAGAATAGTCAAATTGCTTTTGACATTCGGTTTAAGATGTACTATGATGAATGTATCGCTACAGGTTGGAAAACTCTTACAGGAATAGATTTTACGACTGTAGGAAACATTCGTGTAGAGGATAATTCTAACTAACGGAGGAATATACTATGAACTTGAATTACATAGGTTCGGTTGCAGAAAGGTTTATGAAATTCCGCTCTTCTCTTTCTACAGAAGAAGATGTTTCAGAAGACATTTTCAATGCAATCTCAATTTATGTACCTAAGTCATTGGCTTCTGCAAACCTTGTAGCAGGTGCTTATGACCCTGACGAAATTACTGCTACTAAGTATGCAGTAGTAACAGTAACAGTTGATAACTATACTGATGTATTGAGTGAAACAGGTTCACTTATTACACAGTGGCTTCCTGTTTTCAATGACGGAACAAACTCAGATGTTACTCTTTATCTTGTTATCTTCGATGATACAGGATTTGCTCCAACAGTAGGAGACGCTTCAATTTCTTGGAGTCCTTTGTCAAAGGCTTTCAAGGAACTCTACTTTATCTCTTTCTTCAAGACACTGTTCTCAGAACATTATGACGGAAGCAAAGTAGAACATGACCCTGCTGAAGAAGGTGACTATGACGATTCAAACTTCTTTGATTTGTCACTTTGTCTTGCTTATCAGTGTGAACTTGAATCAACACTTTCTTACTTCCTTTCAGAAGTACAGGTAACTGTATTTGAAGAAGGGGGAGCAGACACAAACGCTTGTAAAGTAATGTCTTTGGAAAGAGGTGACGAAACAAGTCACTGTACAACACTGACAGGTACAGATGCAACAGACAGAGCAGAGTACTATTGGGGTTATCTTAACCTTATCGCTCCTACCCACACAGAAATGGTTATTCATAACGGCTCGTTTATGATTCCTATTCTGCTTGGTAAGTGGTTTGAAGATACAAACTCTTCAGGAGAATATGTAGGTAACTCTTATGCTAAAATCAGACTTAGTGGAACTAAGGTAAAACCTACAGGACTTCCTTCTCCACTTGATTCTGATGTAAACATGCATGTTGGAAGTTATATGTATGTC